CCCTGCTGGTAAAGATCCTTTTAACAATGACACAACCTTAACATCATCTTTCTTTACTGGTAGTCATACGATAAATGAAAAAGTAGATCAAATAATAATTGTGCCAAGCACTCAAGCAGGATTGACTGTTGGTGATATAATTGAAACTGATACAGCCAGAGGTAAAGTTGCTTATAGTTTTACAAACGCAGATAACGAATCAGTAATTTATGTTAATGATGTAAATGGTACTTTTGCCACAACAGGAAATTTATATTACGGGACTATATTAGTTGGTGCATACAACTTACCTATAGTAGAAAATCATGCTTACTATGAAGGTTGGTGGAAAATACAAATAGGATCAACTATTACACCAACAACCACTGAAGAAACTTATTATGGTTTAGTAATTAAAGATATAATAAAATTAAACGAATCAAGAACACCTGATATCTACACGAATATATTAGATAACAAAGCAGTTGATGTTGCAACAGCAAATACAAAAAGTAGCCAAATAGAAACTGTTAGTCATACAGGTGTAAGTGGTGCAGTTGTTGACAACAGAGTATTTGTAAGATCAAGTAAAGCATTTAGTGATAGTATTAATGTAAGCGATAAATTTAATTTGTGGTTAAACAGCATTCCTTTAAGCAATGGCACAATACAAAATCCAAGTGCTATTGGTATAGATTGGTCAACATTAAACTTTACAGAATTTACAGTTGCTGATAAATGGGACGGATTCTTAAAAATATTCTTTACTAACTTTGACACAGTTGGAAGTAATAATCCTAGTGATCCTAATTACAATCCTAACTATGGTAATCCTTTTGTACCAGTAGTTGGTGATACTATTAGAGGAAAGGTGACAGGCACAACTGCTACTGTGGCATACGTAAAACAAGACAGCATCAGTGAAGCACGGGTTTATTTTAAAAACAAAAGCGGCGATTTCAAAATTGGTTCAACACAAAATGATACAGAGATTGTTGAAATAACAACTTACACACCACTAGGCGGAGGTGCTGATCAAATACTTGACATGGGTAGTATTTTAGAAAGACACGCCGATAATGCCAATGCAGGAAAATTACTTGTATTTGATTATGGATCTAATATTACTCCACAGGCAACTGATAAACTATTTGATTTAGAATATTGGTTATACAAACAAAAAATTATTCAAGGTATTGCTAGTGATTCAAATCCACCTACTGATGTTAATAATGAATGGGAAAGAGTTTATAACATTCCTATTGTTCCTCAATCTACTTTTACAGGAAAAAACAAAGAAGGTTATTACACTATCTATAAGAAAAATGCAAGTGGCTTCTATAGATTACTAAACGGATTTACTATACCAGATGCTGATGACTTCAAGCACTTAGGTCATAAAATTAAAATTGTAAAAAGCACAACTGGTTACACAGCAATTATAACTGAAAAAGGTAACAACACATTCAGTGAGCCAGGAAGAATACATTTTATAGATAATCCTGCTGGAACAGATGAATGGAGATTAGGTTCAGACGTAAACTATAAAGGTGCATGGAATCCTAATTATTCTTATTATACAGGAAATTTTGTAATTTGGAACAATAACTTGTATAAAGCAAACACTAATATTGTTCCAAGTGGATTTGATCCTAGTTTATGGACATTACAAACAGAGGAAATAGATCTTGTAGGATATGTACCTAACGATAGTGGCTTTACTATTGCTGGTGGTGACAGTGCGATAGGCACTAACAATTTAATAAGTTTCGGTAACGAAGTAAGTGTTAGCAATACTGGTGATGTATTAGCAACAACATTAAAATATGGAGACCAACTTGATAGTTCATTATCATCTCCTAAGATTGCAATTTATAGATTGAATCAAGGCAGATATCAATATGATCAATTAATAAGTGCTGAATACAATGATGAACAATTTGCATCTTCTGTTGCGGTAAGCAACGACGGAAAACTTATTGCCGTAGGTGCTCCATACAACAGTGTTACAATTAATAACGGTGGTTGTGTTTACATTTATAAAAGCACAAACGGAACATTTACTTTAAATCAAACAATAAGAGGTCCTGGAGATTTGATCAATGAAAGATTCGGAGCCAAGGTTGAGTTTGATGGAAATAGACTAGTTGTAAATTCAAGCGGAGGTGATATTCTAGATGTCACTACTTTTGATGGAGAGAAGGTAGGTAATGCGGCTCCACAAACAACGTTTGATAATAATTTAACTAACTTTACTACACAATATTCAAATACAGGCGAAACACTTGTATATGAAAGAATCAATGACACATTAATATTTGGTCAATCATTGAACTTTGATAATTTAGATCTTGATTCAACTATTACTGGGAAGAATGTTTTGTTCTTTGGAGAAAACTTACATATCCAAAACAATCACATTTACATTGGATTACCTAAACTTAAAAACCCTGATGCGTCAGTTCAAGGCAGAGTTTTAGACTATAGATTGCCTGCTACTTCAAACATATGGACAAGACATAGAGTTGCAACTGATCAGGTGGACCTGAATAAATTAAAAGGTGCATTCTTATATAACACAAGAAGTAAACAGTTTATTACGTACTTAGATTACATTGATCCAATACAAGGTAAGATTGCTGGTCCGGCCGAACAAGAATTATATTACAAAGTAGACTATGATCCTGCAACGTACACAAACGGAAGTGCAGGACACGTTGACACAACAAATTATGATTCAGATAATTTAGTTGGAAAACTTTGGTGGGACATAGGAGCAGTTAAGTTCTTAGATCCTTACTCAGGTGGAATTATTAATGTGTCAAATAGATTCAACAAAAAATTTGAAGGCACATCAGTAGATATCTACGAATGGGTGGAGAGCAAATTACTACCAAGTGAATGGGACGCACAAACTGATACCGAATCCGCTCTAGCACAAGGCATAAGTGGTACAAGTAAGTATGGTGATAACGCATATTCAATCAAAAGAGTTTATAATAAAAATACAGGCACGTTTACAAATTTCTACTATTATTGGGTAAAAAATAAGAAAACTACACCAGATATAGACAGCAGAAGTATAAGTGCATTTGATGTACAACAATTTATTGAAGCACCAGAAAAACAAGGTTACAAATTTGTAAACCTATTAGGAAATAATAAATTTTCTATACACAACTGTGAAAGTTTAATTGAAGATAAAGACGTTGCAATAAACTTTAGATATTGGACTATTGATAATCAGAATATTAATATACACAATCAATACCAACTACTTACTGACAACTATGCTTCTAGCAAACCTAACAGAGATATTGAACGCAAGTGGTTTGATAGTTTAATAGGATTTGATGAACAAGAAAGAATAGTTCCAGATCCAAATGCAAGTCCAAAAGAAAAATATGGTATATTAAATGTTCCGAGACAGGGAATGTTTGTCAACAGAGTAGAAGCAGTCAAACAGGTAATGGAACGTGTGAATAGAAAATTAAAAGAAAAGGTCATGGTTGACGACTTTGACTTGACGCCATTAAGTCTATATGATGTTGCTCCAGCAACAGTAGAAGGAATATATGACAAAACAGTAAGCACGTATGCAGAACTTTTACTTGTAAATGTTACTAAAAAGGAACAAGCAGTTTTAAATCCAATAATTGTAAATGGTAGAATTACTGATGTTCTAGTTGATACTGGTGGTAGAGGATATGGTGTTGCTCCAAGAGTAAGAATTGTAGATTCAAAAGGTAGTGGCGCAGAAGTTAAATTAACTATTAATGCTATTGGTTCAGTGACAGGTGCAACCGTAACTAAACAAGGAGATGGTTACAGTGATGCAACGACTTTATCGGTAAGAAAATATTCAGTGCTTGTATCAGCAGACGAAAATTATAATAATAGATGGTCAGTATATGAATACGTAGGCGGAACTTATCCTTGGAATAAAACTAAAGGACAAAAATTTGATGTAAGACCTTATTGGAATTATGCTGATTGGTATGCAACTGGTTACAACGAACTAACAGGAATAGACCATACAATAGACCAAAGTTATCAACTTGGTGCATTAGATGATGCATTAGGTGACATTGTAAAAATTAATACTGTAGGTACTGGCGGTTGGTTACTGTTAAAGAAAAAAGATAGTCAGGCTACAAGTGACTACACTATAAATTATGATACTATTGGTAGGCAAAATGCTACAATACAATTTACAAATGCTTTATATGACTATGCCAACAGTGAAGTAGGATTTGACGGTATAAGTTATGATGAAAACAGATATGACTTACAACCTGCAAAAGAAACTAGAATAATTTTAGAAACATTAAGAGACAACTTATTTGTAGATGAACTTGAAGTAGAATATAATCAATTATTCTTCTCAAGTATAAGATACTTGTTATCAGAACAACCATTTGTGGATTGGTTATTCAAAACTTCATTTATCAAAGCACAACACAATGTAGGTGAACTTCGTGAAGACATTACATATAACAATGATAACTTACCAAGTTACCAGTCTTACGCAGAAGAAGTAAAACCTTACAAAACTAAGATTAGAGAATTTATTAGTAACTACGAAAAAATAGATACTACTGGCACAACAGTAACTGACTTTGATTTACCACAGTATTATTTAGATACAGAAGGAAAAATTGTTCCACAAGAAATAACTGTAACAAATGATCAGTTCTTTAGCACAAATGCACAAACAAACACATATCCTAGCAAACATTGGTTGGACAATGCAGGATTTGAATTAGAACAAATTAATATTTCCAAAGCAGGTTCAGGTTATCAAGTTGCTCCGGTTGTAAGAATAACTGGTGGTGGCGGTACTGGTGCAACTGCTATTGCATACGTTGGTGGTGGAAAAGTAACTGCAATAAAAGTAACAAATGGTGGCTATGGATACAAAAGTGCTCCAACAATTACTTTAGATGGTTCTGTTGGTTCTAGTGGTGTTGAAGCAAAAGCGTCTGCACAATTAGGAAAAGGAAAAGCAAGATCATTTAAAAATATTATTAAGTTTGATAGAACTACTGATGATTTAGTGTTTGGTAAATTTGACGTTGCTTATTCAACAGGAGCAAGTTCAATACAAGGCGGACCATTACAAGTAACAACAGATATTCCAGGTAGAGAATTAGAGCAAGACTTTAGTGGAACTGGCGGTCAGTTTATCTTTGATCTAAAATTTCCTATAACATTAGATAAAGAACGTTATAGAATATTAATAAAAGACAATAACAATCCATTGAATGTTTGGACTGAGGTATTACAAACAAGTTACAGTCCTAGTAATGTAGCAGATGTAACACTAGGAAGAAGCAGACAAAAAGGCAGAATTACATTTGATACGCCTCCTGCAAATAATACAACATTAAAAGTAAGATACCAAGTTGATAATGACTTCTTAACTTATGCAGATAGAGTACACTTCTTGTATTCACCAGTTGCTGGTATGCCAGATAAACTGTTTGATCAATTAATGAAAGGCATAGACTATGGCGGAGTTCAAGTTAAGAGTTTTGACTTTGGTGGAGGCACTGGTTGGTCAAGTGATCCGTATTACACTTCTGCTTATGATACCTACGATACAACATACGAAGATGAAGTATTTAGAATTGATAACAGTACAAAAGTGTTTACATTTAAAAAGCCGCTTGAGACTGGTGTTGTTTACAATGTTTACAAAAATAATGTTAGAATAGATGATCCTAACTTTGGAACAAGCAGTCAAACTAATACAAATGCATTGATACAGAGTATAACTGGTGCAGGTCAAACCGGAATAGCATTGACTGATGATCAATCATATACTAATCTAGTTGTTATAGATGAACAGGTTGTACCTACAGTTGACAATGATGTAATTATTCTTAGAAAAACTACTAGTGATGGTTCCTTTATTCCAGATCCAAGAGCATATGATACAGCATTAAGTGGTGGTGTATTAAATTATGGAACTGCAACTGGATTGAATGCTGAAGATATTGTGGTAGACGGAGATGGATTTGTTACTGCTATATCAAGTGGAGGACCAGAAGAGTTAATACAAGGACAGGTTCTTGACACATTAGATATGAAAGTGTATGACAGAATTGGTGAAGGTGGTAGTATTGTAGACACAAGATCTTATGATGTTGATACAACAGGCACAGGTACATTTGAATTTGGTGTATATCCGCAAAGTAAAGAAGGAATATTTGTAAAGAAAAATAATGTTATACTTGATAAAAGTGCATACACAGTAAACTTTAGAACAAAGAAAATTTCAATACCTGGTTTGGTGTTAAATGATAGAATTAATATTATTACAATGAGTGGTAATGGTGAAAAGATTCTTGATATGGATCAGTTTACAGGTGATGGAAGTACATTACAATACGTTACGCAGGTAAATTGGCAAACAGGTTTGACATCTTTTGTTACAGTAGATGGACAAATAGTAGATTACGTAATAGAAACTACCGACAGTACATATGATACAACTAATAAAGTTGCAATTACATTTGGTGCTCCGCCGGCTGTTGGTGCTGTGATTGATTATATGATATATGCAAGTGAAAGTAAAGTATTTTCTGAAATTAAAAAAGATACATTTACAGCAGATGGAAGCACTCAAGTATATACAATGAGTGTAACTCCATTCAGTTCATTACCTAGCACACATAACGTAATTGTTGAAACATTCACTAATGCAAATGATAGAAAAATTTTAAATGCAGGATACAATGAACAGTTTACAGTAGAAGCAAATAAATTTGAATACCAGTTGAAAAACTGGCAACAACCTGGAGGTACATTAGGTGCCACAGAAATAGACGTCTACCTTAACGGTAAACTTTTAACATACACATCGGACTTTATCTTTAAACCTGCAAATACAAGTATAGAGATATTTGAAAACATTGCAAACGCAGGAGACGTATTAGAAGTGTTTGTAAACACAGATGGAGAATACACTATCAATGGTAACCAATTAACATTGAATACTTTACCAGCAATTGATACAAAAGTTGTAGTAACACACTTTAGTAAACATGATGTACAAGCAATTGAAAGAACTAATTTTGATATTATCCAAAGAACATCAGTCAATGTTGGAAGTTCAGATGATTTAGAATACAAACAGTTACGCAATGGCTTGATTAAATTAAGAAAAGAAGCATATGATACAGAATTTGTTTGGTTAATTGTTAATGGCAAAGTACAAACACCTAATGTTGACTACGGATTAACAAATGATAATAAATTTATTAGAACACTTAATCCTTTTGCTGATAATGATGTTGTAGAGATAATAGAATTTGCAACAGAAGGACCTATTACAGGCAAGTTCGGATACAGATTGTTCAAAGATATGTTGAATAGAACTGTGTACAAACGATTAGGAGACTCTAATTCTTACAGACTTGCCAAAGACTTAGGTGTTTTTGATAACGAGATTGAGGTAGAAGACGCTACTAACTTACCAACTCCGGATATTACCAACAATATTCCAGGTATTATTTTTATAAATGCGGAACGTATAGAGTATTTTGTGAAGGCTGGTAACAAATTACGTCAACTTAGACGAGGTACATTAGGTACTGGAGTAAAAGAATTACATAAAAAAGGCGATGAACTGTTCAACCAGGGTATAGACGAGACCATTCCATATCAAGATAAATTATTAGTACAGAACTTCACTACTACAAACAGTTTAGTAAGTGGAAATTATGTTGAAAGAGAATATATTTTGGATTGGAACCCTGCAAGTCGTAACGAAATGGAAGTATTCTTAGGTGGACAACGTTTAACCAAAGGATATTTAAACACCAGCAACAATGCTGTGAAAGATGTTTTCCATCCAACGACTGGAATGGACAGTCCAGAAGGTGATATTACAGTGACATTACCAACTTATCCTCAATCCTGGGGATTGGAACGTGATGGATTTAGGGTTCAATACGATTCTAACACAAATAGCACCAAAATTTATGTATATTCACTAGCAGATGGTGAGAAATTAACAGTAATACGTAAGCAAGGACAACTTTGGAACGATATAGTAGACAGTACAACCACTAAGAGTTTGGGTAGATCACAGAATCCTATCGCTCAGTTCATTCGTGCAAAGGAAGTGAAATTGCCAAACTAATAAATACAATGTAGGAAAGATAAAATGACAGACAACATATTTGACAAATCCGGGTTTAGTGTTCAAGGACATATACACATCTTTGATCCTTCTACGGGTGAAACTATTATTAATAAACGCAACGCAATACACTATGAAAACATGAGTATTGCTTTAGCAGAATCACTATCTAATGCTGGACAAGGATTTGTTTACCAAATGGCATTTGGAAATGGTGGTACTAGTGTTGATCCTACAGGCATTATTACATACCTAACTCCAAATAGCACAGGTGTAAACGCAAGTCTTTACAATCAGACATTTATTAAAGTTGTTGATGATCAGAGTGCAAACAATACTGATCCAAATAGAAACAAAATTGAAACAAGACACGTAACAGGAACAAATTACACTGACATTTTAGTCAGTACAATACTAGATTATGGTGAACCTTCAGGTCAAGATGCAAATGATACTGCACAAAACACTGCAAGTAATTTTGTATTTGACGAATTAGGACTTGTAAGTTATTCACCAGCAGGCACAGGAAAACTTTTAACACACGTTATTTTCCATCCTGTACAAAAGAGTTTGAATAGATTAATCCAAATAGATTATACATTGAGAGTTCAAAGTTTAACTGGATTTAACGAGGGGTAATAGATGGCATATACCATAAATTATACTGACTCCAACAAAGGTAGTATAGTAATCGAAGACTCTACTATCGATACAACAACCAGTTTAAGCATTCCTGGTAAAAATACAACGGAGTATGGTACACAAATAGGACAAAACTTTTTGCGTATGTTGGAAAACTTTGCAAATAGTTCTGCTCCGTCTAATCCAATTGAAGGTCAGTTATGGTATGATAGCACAGCAGGTACAGATTTATTAAAAGTTTATGACGGAACTACTTGGCAAGAAGCAGGAGGTATTAAACGTGCCTCAAGTGCGCCAAGTGTAAGCAATAGTAATACTGGAGACCTTTGGGTTGACACAGACAACCAACAATTATATTTGTTTACAGGTTCAGGTTGGGTATTAGTAGGACCAGAATTTAGTGAAGGTTTAGCCGCAGGTATTAAACCAGAAGTTGTTATAGGAAATGACAATGTAAATTACACAATTCTAAAAATGGAGGCAGGTGGTAACCTAATAGGTATCATAAGTGCTAACCAATTTTCACCAAAACAAAAATTTGCAGGATTTGAAAATCCAATCAAAACAGGTATTAACTTATCAAACTTAAATTTAAACAGTCAAGGCACACCTAAGTTTTATGGTACGGCAGACGCGGCTGATAATTTAATGGTAGGAACTACAAAGGTTAGTTCAGCAAGTTTTGTAAGAGCAGACCAAGAGTCTACTTCATCAAGTAAACTTAATATAGCAAATAACTCAGGTATAGTTGTAGGTAATGATGCAAAATTAAGTATAGGCATTGAAGCAACTGCTGGTGTTATATCACAACAAACAGCAGGATCACCAATAGACTTTAAAACAAATGACACAGGAAACATTGCAACAAGAGTTAGAATAGATTCAACAGGAAACTTAGGTTTAGGTACAATTAGTCCTGCGGCAAAACTTGACATAGCAGGAGATTTAAGAACTTCTGGCATTTATACAAATACAAATGTAACAAATTCTTCAAACACTGGCACAGGATCAATAGTAACCGCTGGTGGTTTAGGAATAGCAAGAAGTGCCTTTGTTGGAGAAAGTTTAAATGTTGCAGGTACAATTACAACTGGTGATATTATTCCACAAGTCAACAACAATAAAAATATTGGATCATCAACAAATAAATTTGCAAGTGTTCACGCAACAAGTATAGTTGGTAACCTTACTGGAAATGTAACAGGAACAATCACAGGAAGATCAGGATCAACAGATAAACTTGCAAGTAGAACAACATTTAAAGTTCAAGGTGATGTAAGTGCCGCAGATGTTCAATTTGATGGGCAGTTTACTGACACAGGTGAAACAACTTTACAAAAAGTATTTCAAACAAGTATTGATCCTGCTTTTATTTCAAACAAAACAGCAGTTGATGTATCACAGTTTGATGACGAATTTTTAGTAACAAGAGTTACAGATTTAGATGGCAATGGTACTGGTGTAAGAAAAATTTCAAGAAACAATTTGTTTAATGCATTACCAGTGAATCCATTAGGAATGGTTGTACCATATGCAGTACCGGCCGCAAATATTCCGGCAGATTTAACTGCTTGGCAATTATGTGATGGTAGAGAATTGTTTATTTCATCATTTGGTCAACTATTTCAATTGATAGGTTACACTTACAAAGCACAAAGTGAAACTACTGCTGGTAAATTTGCATTACCAGATTTAAGAGGTAGATTTCCATTAGGTAAAGACAACATGGGTGGTACAAGTGCAAATAGAGTTACAGGTACTTCAGCAGACCAAGAAGGTTTATTTGCAGGCGGTGAAACTAAAGTAATTGGAGTGCAGAACTTACCAGATCATGAACACGATTTAAAATCAGAAGAAAACTATCAGTTCTATGCTATAAGAGATGGTAATCCAGCAAATTCAATAGGACAAGGATCTTCAGTTATAGTATTTGACGCTCCAACAGGAACTAGTGCAGGCCAGGCTTATCCTAAATCAGGAGGAGTAATTACAACAACAGGAGCAGGACAACCACAAGATGTTATGAATCCATATTTAACTATGAATTATTTAATGTACACTGGTAATCCAGAAGGGTCAGGGGCAGTTTAATGGCATATCAAATTAATAAAACAGATGGAACATTATTAGTACAACTTGTAGATGGAAGTATTGATACTGCAACAACTGACATTTCATTAATTGGAAGAAACTATTCGGGATTTGGAGAAAGCATTAATGAAAATTTTGTTAAGATGCTTGAAAACTTTGCCAATACTGCGGCTCCAAGCAATCCACTTACTGGACAACTATGGTGGGATAAATCAGAAGCAAGATTAAAAGTTTGGAATGGTACACAATTTACTAGTGCTGGCGGACCTATTGTAAGTTCATCACAACCTACAATGGTAGCAGGCGACCTTTGGATAGATAATTTAAATAATCAATTATATTTTTATGATGGTTCTGATTTAGAATTAGCAGGACCTCTTTATTCAAGCACTCAAAAGAGATCAGGATTTAAAGTTGAGACATTACAGGATTCACAAAACTTAGATAGAGTAGTAATTAAATTTTTCCTAGGCGGAACATTAGTAGGTGTTTACAGCAATGTTGCATTTACTCCAAGAGCAGGAAGTGAGATTACAGGACTTACAGGTGTTTTACAAAAAGGATTTACATTAGTTGAAAGTGATTTTAAAATACACGGAACAGCAACAGCGGCAGATACAATTATAAATGCACAAGGTATAAAGAAAAATGCAAGTCAGTTTATGCCTACTGATGCTGACGCAGTATCAAATGGTTCAATTACAACTATAAACAATTCAGGAGTAATTGTTGGCCCTGAAAACAATATTCAAATATTAATTGATGCAAATCAATCAGTAATACAAAACAATGTTTCTAACAGAGATATATTTGTAAAAGTTAGAAAGTCAACTGGTTTTGAAAATGCAATGCATATTGATTCAAGCGAATCTAGAATAGGTATATTTAAAACAAATCCAATAGCAACTCTAGATATCAATGGCAGTACAAGAATAAGTGGAGACCTTACAGTATTAGGTAACACAATTTCAGTTGAATCGCAAACTTTAAAAATTGTAGATAAAAATATTGAACTTGCTTTAGGTTCAGACAGTACTCTTCTTACAGATTCACAAGTTGACGATGGCGGTATCTTAATTAGAGCAACACCAGATGACAAAGAATTTTTATGGAAAAATGCTACAAACAGTTGGACAGCAAACGTAAATTACGACTCTACAAAAGGTTACAAGTTTAATGGTAATGAAATGATAACACAGGTTGGATCAACTCCAACTATGAAACATATCCAATCAGCACCAGACCTTACAAATGTTGGAACACTTACAAGTTTAGTTGTTGATAACACAACTATTGATGGCACAACAATTTCCACAGGAAGTGGTAATCCATTAACATTTACAAGTGATGGTCCTATCACAATTAGCAATAGTCAAACTATTAGAGGTTTACCTACTCCATCACAGGCAACAGATGCCGCAAGTAAAAGTTATGTTGATGATACTGTAAATGGAGAAAGAGTTTCATTTAGTTTAGATATTACAGGATTATCAGATGCACAAATATTATTAGTAGTAGAAGACATTGCTCCTGCAAGTACTAAAAAAGAAGGTACTCAGGCTTACTTGCATTGTACAAGCACTACAGGTGCAACTGCAACATTCTCAGCATCTACACTTAATAATGCATTAAGTAAAACTACAACAGCAGTAGATAAAACAATAACAGCATCACCACAAACTGTGGTAAGTGTTGTAAAACAAGCAAATACAAGATTAACACTTGGCGGAACACATGGATACGAAGGCGGGCAATCAGTAACAATTAGTGGTGCTACTGGTTTAACTGCTTTAAATGGCACACATACTATATCAAATATTATAGATGCACAAACAATAGAAATTAACTTAAATACTGCTTCAGACGGTAACACTTACACTGGAAGTTCAGCAACTATTGAAAGAGTGCCTGTAACAGGAAATGAGAACCAATCTGTTGTATCAGACTTTACATTTAGCCAAGCAGTTGGTAGTGTTGTGCTAACTTTAGCAAGATCTGTTAAAATATGTACAATTTCCGGCGGTGTTTGGACTGGACCCGTAAATGGTAGTTCTAGTGTTTAAAGATAAATACATACAATAGAGGGGTTATAACTATGGCATACATAATTAATAAAACTAACGGTACGCAGATAGCAGTAGTAGAAGACGGTACTATCGATCAAACTACTGATCTGAAACTTGTTGGTAAAAATTATGCTGGTTATGGAGAGATACAAAACGAAAATTTCGTGCATTTGCTTGAAAATTTCGCTAGTGCAAACCAGCCGGCTAAAGCAATCGCCGGTCAAATGTGGTTTGACAGCGGTTCAAGTAAATTAAAGTTTTACGATGGTACAAAATTTAGAACTACAGGTGGTGCAGAAGTAAGCACATCTCAACCTTCAGGACTAACAACTGGTGATTTTTGGTGGGATACTAGCAACAATCAACTTTACGCAAACACTGGATCAGGGTTTGTTTTAATTGGTCCACAATCACAAGGTTCTTCAGTTACACAGATGTTAACTGCAACTGTACGTGACAACGCACAGGTAAACAGAACAGTGATGAAAGGTATCATCAATGACGAAACAGTATTCATAGTAAGTGCAGTAGAATTTACAATCGATTCAACCGACTCTAATAATGCCATAACAGGTTTCGATGTAGTACGTGCAGGACTTACTTTAAAAAATACTACAAACGCAACAAACGGTGTGACTTCAACAGCACACAGATATTACGGTACAGCATCTAACTCAGATAGATTAGGTGGAAATCCAGCAAGTGAATATGTAAGATCAGTAGCAGGCCAGGCGTCAGTGTTTAATGAAATTGCAAGATTCTCAGATTCAGGATTTACTGTAGGTGCGTCAAACGATTTAGTTGTTAAAATAGAAAATGATAACCAAGGCGTTATTCAAAATGACGTAGGTACAATAATTAAATTTAAAGTTGATAATTCAAGTGCTCAAGTCAAAGAGCCATTAAACATTACAGCAGACGGTATTCTTCCAAGTGCTTCAGCAACGTTCAATGTTGGTTCAAGTAACTTAAAATGGAATATAATGTATGCTAATGAGTTCAATGGTAAAGCAACAGTGGCATCATCAATGGAAGTTCCAGTAGGTCAAAGTACTGCAAACAGAACAGCATCTACGGCGGCTTCAAATGATACAGTAGCAGTTAGAGACGGAAGTGGTGATTTATTTGCAACTAACTTCCAAGGTACTGCTCTAAAGGCAAACTATGCTGACTTGGCAGAGAAATATGTAACGGATACACAATATCCAGTAGGAACAATTATGACAGTTGGCGGTGATAGTGAAATGACTGCGTGTGCAATGACGGAAACACCATGCGGTATTATTTCTAACAAGCCAGGTGTTGTTTTAAATTCAGATGCTGATGGACAAGCAATAGCATTAGTAGGTAGAACACCATTAAGAGTTATGGGACCAGTTGAAAAAGGTGACAAACTTTATGTTGGTGCAAACGGAACGGCACAAAAGGCTAACGAAGGTGACTTGGTTGGTATTGCTTTAGAATCAAATGAAAGATTCGAAGAAAAATTAGTTGAAGTTTTTATAAAAATATAAGGAAGTAAAGTAAATGGCATTAATCACAGCCTCAAGATATAACACACTACAAAGTTCAGTAGCAGGTATCATGGGAAACGGTTCAGGCGATTCAGGTTATGGCCAAGCATTAGCAAGTAGCCAAGTTGCACAAGGAACAGTTATCCAAGCATCGCATATGGCTGATCTCTATACAGATATGATAAAAGCACGTAGACACCAAACAGGTACTACGCCAAATACATTATCTAGTATTGCAGTTGGTGATTTAATTAAAGAAACAGATACTTCAGGTGGTAAAGGTATTGTACAATATGAAGCACTTGCGGTTTCCGTTAACACTGATAAATTAAGCATTTACACAGGTGACACTAGTCAATCAGATCAAGTTCCTTTAGTAAGTAGCACAAGAACAAATACTTGGAATGGTACTATCACACACGAATTTACAGCAACATTTACAAGTGCAGATGCACGTAGACACTTTTTTAATGCAGGTGGTAAATTGCTGTTTACAGCAGACATTACAAATGGTAGTGGTGCAAAATACAATGACTGGAACACTTTATTGAGTGCAATGGGAACTGTAAGTTTTGCCGCTCATGCCACAAGTTCAGCGGGAAGTGTACCAGGCACAGGTTCTTCAATTGGTAACTATGAACTAACAGGATCATACCAAAAGGTTTTCCAAAAAGATGGTAGTGGTGTTTACGCTGAAAACGATTATAATATTCACGTAAAAGAAAACAACACAGCGGCTATCCAAGTTAGAATCCAATTTAGAGATGATGACGCAGGTGATGACACAAACAATGACGGTGCCTTTGATCCACAAGATGAGGATATCAATGGAGATGTACAATCGTCAGTAGTTTCATTAAAACCACATGGTAGTGATGTTACAGTTGCGGCACCAACTGGTGCAAATACAACCACTCTTCAATAGACCCCCCAAAATTCTACTTAAATACTAGTGAGGAATCACTATGGATGAAAAATTACAAAAAGCATTAGACTTTGCCAATTTCAGTACTACTTTAAACAACCAAAAGAAAATGGCAAAAGAACGTTTCGCTGAACAAACAATTTATTTTACAAAAGGCGGACAGTTTACAATTACAAAAGAATTAATTAATTATTGTCAAACTTTAATTGATAATAAACAAACATCTTTCATCTTTATAGATGATAACGATGTTCCTATTGAAATAGAATATGTAGATGACTTTAGAGAACAAATTTTAAACAAATATTACAATGCACTCAACGAGTACCTAGCAGAGTATAAAAAAATAACAAGTAAAAGATCGATACCGGATATTGTAGATGAGCCAGAAACAGAATCATAAAGACTTCCCAGGAAATTTAATCAGGGTAAACTTCATAGAGGAAGAAATAAAATATGCAAAAAGTCAATTACAGGAAACAGACACCGGACACATACATACTGCAATTAGTTGGATGGAGCATAGACTTAATCAACTTAAAGGTATAGAGGAAGATGAGTAAGGGTGTATTACTATTTGCAAATAACAACAGCCAAGTTGATTATATCAAGCAGGCTTGTTTTCTAGCAAAACAAATCAAAAAACATTTAAAAGTTCCGGTATCCCTAGTGACAAGCGATAGAAAACGTGTAACTGATTTTTATCCTTATGAGTTGTTTGATAAAATTATAGAGCAAAAAAGCAAAAACAAATTTAGTAAACGTTACAATGACGGAGCATTGAGTCATAAGAAATTAGAGTTTAACAACGACTTACGTCCATTAGCATATCAACTTACACCATATGACACAACATTAATATTAGATACGGATTACATAATTTGTAATGATCTATTTAAAGATGTATTTGACACAACAAAAGATATCTTACTTTACAAGGATAGTACAGATATAACCTTGCATAGAGATTTTACTGAATTCAAAAGAATCAGTGATACAAGTATTGATTTCTATTGGGCAACCTGCGTCGTGTTTAAGAAAACAGAATTTACTAAAATGTTTTTTGAACTTATAGAACACATAAGACAGGAATGGAACCATTATGCAAACCTGTATCAATTAAGCACAAGAATATATAGAAATGATTATAGTTTTAGTATTGCAGTGGATATTTTACAGTCTGAGAAAATTGGATTTATGCCCGGCACAATGCTATACTCGACTGACAAGGATGTTTTATTTCCT